TCTACCGGGCGTTATAACGCTTCGCTTGTAGTCTTCGATCCGAGCAACACGGCGGGCGTGGTATGGGACGATGACATACCGATCCGCGTTAAATCTGATCCTCTATCAACGTAGGGGGATAGCAATGCCCTTAAAACAAATAACAGCGCCAGCAACCCAAACGGTATCTGTTGCCGAGATTAAAGACTTTTTGCGTATACAAGGCACTACCGCCGAGGATTTTTTATTGCATGGGTTTATTAAAGTTGCTGATAAATATGCAGAGAATTACACGAAACGGGCGCTGTTGCGGCAACAGTGGGAATTAAGACTCGATGATTTCCCAGGTTCAAGCGTTGCAATAGAATTACCGAGGCCACCGATTAGCACAGCTTCAACAGACGTTGTTATCACCTACGTTGAGGACACGACCGCAGGCAATACCACTACCGTTCCGTCTACCCTTTATGACGTTGATATGTATTCCGAGCCTGCTGCGATATATCCGACCTATGAAAACGAATGGCCCGACGCCGTTCGTGATGAGCGTAACGCGGTGAGAATAACTTATTACGCAGGGTATCCGAATCAGGCAGCGGTGCCGCAAGAGATTAAACAATGGGTAATGTTACGGGTTGGCTCGATGTATGAGAACAGAGAATCGCTTGTTAATACCGGCACAGGGTTTAGGGAAATGAAGCGCAGTTACGTTGACGGCTTGCTTGACGAATACGTCATATCGGAGCAGCACTAATGGAAGCTGGTAGGCTACGCAAGCGCATAAGCATAATCAGCCCAATATCCACGACAAGGAGTACTGACGGCGCGCCGGTTGTAACCTATTCCACTACGCTTAAAGACGTATGGTGTGAGGTAGGCACTGTTACCGCTTCTGAGTCGTTTAAAAATGATATGCGATGGGCGTTAACGGATAAGATTTTTAAAATCAGGTACACTACACTAACCATGGGCACGAAAGATTTGGTTGTCTACAACAACGAGAATTACCAAATACAGAGTGTTATAGACGTTGGAGAGCGCCATAGAGAGCATGAAATAGTCGGGAGAAAGACTACCTAATGGCAAGCATAGAAAGCAAGATATACGGCGTGCTGAGTGCCTCTACATCGATAACGGCGCTTACCACGCGAATCTACCCGGAGCACCGGCCAGCCGCAGACGCCCTCCCTGCGGTAGTCTTCTCCCGCGTGTCCGGTCTCCGGGTTAACTCGCTTGCGGGATATAGTAACCTTGAAAACGCGCAAGTGCAAGTTGAGTGCTACGCGGCAAGCGTTGACGGCAGGCGCGCGCTTGCTGACGTTGTGACTACGGCAATCACAAAGGCGACTACATTTAACGCAGTTTTGATGGAAGCGCCTTTTGATGACTACGACGATGAGTCGGCGTTGTATATCAGGACGATGGACTTTTCGATTTGGAATCGTGACACATAGGAGGATTCTGCTATGGCTTTCGAGGCGCAGGGTACAGAGTTTTATTGGAGCACAAGCACGGCGGCAAGCACTGCGGCGGGAGCGTTGATCGGTGAGGTTATCGACTTCTCCGGCCCAGGCGGGCAAGCGAGCGTGATTGACGTTACAAACTTGAACAGCACGGCGAAAGAAAAGCTAATCGGCTTGCGCGACGAAGGCCAATTGTCGATGAGTCTCAATTTGTCAATGACTGACGGCGGGCAGATTCTATTGAGGTCAGATCGTGCGACCAGAACAAAGAAGCCTGTAGTTATTAAGTTCAATGACAGTACCGTTGACCTTGCCAAGACTAAAGCCGTGTTTTCGGGTTACTGTTTAGGCTTTTCCGTTTCCGGCGCGGTGGACGATGCCGTAAAAGCAAATTGTGTAATTGAAATAACGGGTGCGGTTACTTACACAAATTCAACCGTTATCCCGCAGGTGTAGGAGGATTATAACATGGCATTCGAAGCGCAAGGAACTGAGTTTTTTTGGTCTACATCTACGGCGGCGAGCACTTCTACCGCTGTCCTTATTGGAGAGGTAATTGACTTTAGTGGCCCTGGCGGGCAGGCGAGTGTGATCGATGTTACCAACCTACTCAGCACGGCCAAAGAAAAACTAATCGGGCTTAGGGACGAGGGGCAGTTATCCATGAGTCTCAATCTTTCGATGTCCGATGCCGGGCAGGTTGCGTTGCGCGCTGATCGTGCGACCCGTACTAAGCGCAAGGCAGTCATTAAATTTAATGACAACACAACCGACGCGGCCAAGACTAAGGCTATTTTTGACGGCTATGTTTTGGGGTTCAGTGTTAGCGGTGCCGTTGATGATGCAGTCAAGGCTAACTGTGTGATCGAGATTACGGGAGCGGTCACATATTCGAGCGCAATCTAATGGCTAAGGGGGGCTATTATTATGGCGTTAAAGCGGGAGCAGATACTAAAAGCAAATGATCTAAAGACCATTGAAGTTGATGTCCCGGAGTGGGGCGGAAGCGTTATAGTCCGCACCATGACCGGGGAGGCCCGTCAAAACTTTCAAGAGTCAATCAACTCCCCCAAGGGCAAGCTGCCCAAAAATATGCTTGAGTCGCTTGTGGTCGCAACGGTTGTTGACGATAGCGGAGAGCCATTGTTTGAGCATGACGATATCGCAGAGCTAAAGAAGAAATCAAGCATCGCGTTGAATCGTGTATTTGAAGCGGCGGCAGAGTTGAACGGATTGACAGATAAGAGCATAGATAAAATATCGGGGGAATGAAGGCCCAACCCGAACGGTTATTTTTGATGAGGTTGGCGCGGGAATTGGGCATGAGTAAACGCCGACTGTTGCAGGAGATGGACAGTAGAGAAATATCAGAGTGGATAGCATACTTTGCGCTTGAGGCTAAGTTAGAGAAGAAGGAACAAAGCGCAGACGCATTAAAAGCCAAGTTCCAGGCACTTGCTCCGGTGAATAAAGATGGCAAAAAGTCAGTTAGGAAAACTCAAGCTTGAATGGAACAGCAAGGCAATAATTGATTTAGTTAGGTCTATCGCTAAAGAGCAAGAGGAAGCGGCTGCAAAACGTATATGGGTTGACGTTAGAAGCAAAGTGCCAATAGGCAAATATAGCAGTTTTGGTAAATACAGATACCCAAAAAGGAGAACACCGCTTATAAGGCGCAAACAAGGCGATGATGCTTATAAGCGAGGTAAAGCTAAAAAAGATTGGCAAATTAGGCGTTCTGGTAGGCTTTTTAGAAGTATTATACGTATCATATCAAAATATAGAGATGGTGGGACGCTTGTTTGGGCAGGAAACACGCGCACTGTATATTACGCGCATTTTATAGAGTTTGGTACTGTGTTTATGAGGCGTAGGCGTGGGTATAAGATGATGCGTTACGCGCTTAATCGAGAGCGCAGGCGTTTTTATAACGAGCTTCAAAGCAGATTAAAGGATTAAGTGGATGGCAAGGAAGGTAGGTTCAGTATATAACGAAATCAGAGCCACTATAGACAAGTATGAGCGTGATTTAAAAAACGCTAATAACTTGACTAAGCGTTATGCTAATTCCATCCAAAGCAGCATTAATAAAATAGGATTTGATAAAGCCGCAAATAATTTACGAAGTTTCCAAAATTTGCTTTTAGTAGGCGCTGCTGGGTATGGTCTAAAAAATATGGTTTCAGGATTCATTGAAACCGCAGCAAGCTTTGAGCAGATGAAAGTTAAGCTTGAAGCATTGGAAGGTTCGCGCGGTTTATGGTTATTTGAAGAATTAAACAAGATGGCTCTTGAACTTCCTGTTTCGACGCAAAAGATGGTTCAATCTTTTGTAACAATGCAGGCTATGGGACTTGAACCTACAAAGCGTAGTATGATGATTTTGTCAGACGTTGCTGCTGTTTTGGGGGATGATGTTTTTGACAGGGTTGTTTTGCAATTAGGTCAAATGTCTTCAAAGGGCCGTATAATGGCGCAAGATTTGAACATCTTGGCCGAGGCTGGGATTAATGTTAGGGGTATCCTTTTTAACGCTTTCGGTCAATCAGTTGAACAGTTGCAAGAATCAGGCATAGCTATTGATAGAGTTATTGAAGCTATTTTTCTCGGTATGGAAAAGAAGTTCGGCGGGTCATCTTATAAGATGATGGGAACCTGGCGCGGTGTTACTGAGTTGATGATTAGTTATTGGGTAGAGGTACAAAGAGTTATAGCCGACGCTGGTGTGTTTGATGTTTTAAAGGAACAAATAAAAGGCGTGGCTGAGTCAATGAAAGCTTGGCTTGACGCCAATAGGGAAACGTTAAAACAAGATATACCACGTTATATGGATAACGTTAGGGTAGCCATAGAACGTGTGAAAAGCCAAATGCAGAACCTTTGGAGCATACTTACATACGACCCTGCAATAATAGAATATGGGTTAATCGGGTTGCTTCTTGGAGGCAAAAAAGGCGCGGTTTTGTTAGGGGGTATGGCTCACTTGGCCTCTATCCCTGGGATGCTTGCAGAGGCATCTGCACACGCAGCTAAGGGTTATATAAGTTTTGCTGAGATAGCTACGGCTGACTTTAAGCAGCTTGAAAAGTTGGTTGAGCGTGGACGTGTTTTGGCGGCGGGTGGAAAA